TGTGAAGAAGTTGAGAAATTCAGAAATTAAGAAGTCAAGTTGCCAAAAATCGAAACCGGTGATAACAACCAGCTGGTTTAAATATAAAAAACTTCATTCTGGTAGGGCCAATACTCATCATGCAGGCCGCGCCGGTTATAAATTCCCTGTTTATTAACCGTATGGTATCCTTTGGGGACGTGCCGATCATGCGTTGGTACACCAATAATACCAAGAAGATAATGGACGACAAAGGAAACGTCACTTACGGCAAGATTGAACCGAGATACCGAAAGACAGACGGATTTATGGCATTTGTAAATACAATCGTCCTGCTGGATGAAATACCGGAAGAGGTAGACTATACCAGTATCAATTTTGATGTTTACAGTTATTAAGGAGGCGATGAGATATGGGGTTCTGGAACTGGCTGCAAGGGAAGATGCTGGGTGGTAAAACCGTAGAGATATCAGCAAAGACTATAGAAGAATATATAGACCAGGAACAGATGTCAAGCCTGGCAATGGAGGAGTTCACTATTCACGCAGCGATTAACCTGATTGCGAACTGCATATCGAAATGTGAGTTCAAAACCTTTCAGAAAGGAAAAGAAAACGCCGGGGAAGAACACTATGCATGGAACTATGAGCCGAACCGCAACCAGAATTCAAGCCAGTTTCTTCAGGAACTGGTGGCCAGGCTGCTGTATTACAATGAATGTCTGGTAGTCGAGGCAGACGGACAGCTTATCATTGCAGAATCTTTCACGAAAGAAGAATACTGCCTGAAAGAAATCCTGTTTTCAAATGTATATCGAGAAGGACTGACATTCCGGCGGACATTTGCCATGTCGGAGGTTCTGTATTTCCGGCTGAATAACCGGAACATTCGGCAACTACTGTCGAACTTGTGCACAGGCTATGCGAAACTTTTGACTGACGCTGTGGATAAGTATGAGAAAGCCGGAGGGGAGAAAGGGACATTAAAGATTGATGCGACCGCTACAGGGATGAAATACGGCGCAAGGACGTTCGAGGAAGTCTACGAAGATTTGATGAATAACCGTTTTAAGAGGTTTTTCAACAGCCGGAGCGCCGTGCTGCCGCTGTTCAATGGTTTCAATTACACGAAACAGGCGGCGGAACAAAGCAAGAAATCCACGTCAGAGATGAAGGATATCACGGATGTAATGGATGAAATTGTGAAAACGGTGGCGAGGGCATTTAATATCCCAGTGTCTCTGTTAAAAGGCGACGTGTCAGACGTAGAAAAAATTACAAGAAATTTTCTGACGTTCTGCATAGACCCTGTCTGCGAGATGATTCAGACAGAAATAAACCGTAAGCGGTACGGAAGAAAGGAAGTGCAGAAAGGAAATTATCTCAAAATAGATACGACTACCGTAATGCATACGGATGTTTTTGAGATTGCCGAGAAGATTGATAAGCTGATAGCCAGCGGAATGTACTGCATCGACGAGCTCCGGAAGAAGCTGGGGGATGCAGAACTGAATACGGAGGAAAGCAGGAAGCACCGGATAACAAAGAATTATACGGAACTCAGCGATTTGAAAGGGGGTGATGAAGATAAAGAGGAACGCGACGAAGTTCAGGTTTGAGCAGATGGAAGGCGGGAACACACATAAGCTGTACATCTATGATGATGTAACTGCCTATGGGAACTTTAACTGGGAGACATGGGATTATGATGATTCCGAGACAAGCGCGAACTATTTCCGGCAGCAGTTGAAAGGAATCCCGGAAACAGCAGAAATCGAACTCCATGTAAATTCCAATGGCGGAAGCGTGAAAGAGGGGATTGCGATTTATAATCTCCTGAAACAGCACGGGGCGCACAAGACATGCTACGTAGATGGGTTTGCCTACTCCATAGCAAGTGTGATCTGCCTGGCGTGTGATAAAATTGTTATGGGACTTGGGACGTCCATGCTCATCCATAACATGGCCATGTATGCCTACGGAAACGCCGAAACGCTGCGCAAATGCGCGGATGACCTGGACACCTTAATGGAATCCAACCGAAAAATTTACATGGCGAGGGCAAAAAATCTGACAGAAGAACAGCTCGCTGAAATGATGGACAAAGAAACATTCTTAACGCCGGAACAGTGCCTGGAATATGGTTTCTGCGATGAAATCGGAAGTTACCAGGCAGACCAGGAACAGCAACGTCAGCAAGAAAATGAGATAATCCGGCAGCTTCGACAACAGTTAAATGACACGCAGTCTTTCCGGCAGGAAATGAAGCAGTTCATACCGCCGGAACCGCCGCCAGGAGCGGAGCCGGGAGAAACAAAAAACAATGGACAGAAAGTGCTCAATATGATGAGCGCTTTTTTAAATGCATTTCCAAAAAAGGAGGACAAGGATGAAAAATAAGGATTTATTGAAGCAGGAAAACGCACAGTTGATGCAGTCACTGTCCCAGGCATTAAAGGACGATGACCAGGATGCAATGGCGGAGGCATTCACCCAGTTCGCAGAGGGTGTGCAGGCTAAGATTATGGAAGAATACGGGGAACTTAGGCAGGGCAGGGATGCGGCCGTGCTTGCATCCAGGGGAATCCGCCAGCTTACCACGGAAGAGACGAAGTTCTACCAGGCATGGATTGACGCGTCAAAATCGCCGAACCCGCAGCAGGCCCTTGCGGACATCAACAAAGCCATGCCGGAAACGATCATGGATTCTGTCATTGAGGATATGCAGGAAGCACACCCCCTGCTGTCAGCGGTAGACTTCACGAACTGCCAGGGCGCGATTAAAATGATTGTCAATGCCGATAATATTGACCTTGCTACCTGGGATGCCCTGACTACAGCCATTGCTGCGGAACTGTCTGGGAAGATTGATACGATGGATATGACGCTTGCCAAGCTTTCGGCATTTATCCCAGTGGCAAAAGACATGCTGGCTCTGGGCCCCGTATGGCTTGATAATTATGTGCGAATCATCCTGTCAGAAGCATCGGCGGGCGGGCTGGAAAAAGGCATCTTGAAAGGGACGGGGAAAAACCAGCCGATTGGCATGTGTAAAGACCTGGATGGCGCGGTAACCCAGGGAGTGTATGCAGATAAGACAAAAATTTCTCTGACGTCCCTAGAACCGTCTGAGTACTGCGCAGCAGTGGCGCCGCTGGCGAAAAAGCCCCTGGGAGGCTACCGTACAGTAGCGGAAGTTATGCTTGTAGTAAACCCGGTAGACTATATCCAGAAGGTACTCCCATCGTCCACTGTCCGGGCGTCTGATGGCACTTATAAGAATAACGTATTCCCATATCCTACAAGGGCCGTGCAGTCCTCTGTACTGGATGAGGGAGAAGCGATCCTCGGACTTCCGAAGAAATATTTTATGGGCGTCGGCGCAGGCTCTTCCGGGAAGATTGAGTATTCCGACGAATATCAGTTCCTGGAAGATAACCGTGTGTACACCACGAAGATGTACGGCATGGGAAGGCCGAAGGACAACAATGCTTTTATCTATCTGGATATCTCTAAACTCAAACCGCTGCCGCTCAAGGTGGAAGTAACGAACGGGGAAGATAAGCCGATAGTCACGAAAGCAAAAGCCGCGTCTTAATCAGGCGGGGCGTGACGGATGGTAGTGGAAATGCTGGGAGATGTCCGGAACTATCTGGACATCACCTGGCAGGACGATGAAACAGACAGGAAGCTGACGGGAATCATTAAGCGCGGCATGGCATATATCAACCAGGCAGCAGGGGCAGAGCAGGACTATACAGCGGAAGGGATGCCGCGCGCCCTGCTTTTCGATTACTGCCGCTATGCCAGAAATAACGCATCGGAGATGTTCGAAGGAAACTTCCGGGCAGAGCTGATTGCGCTCAGGATGGGGGTGCAGGCTGATGACTACGCCAGGGAACAAGGCTATATTTGAGACTTTCAATGACGGCATATGCAGCATCCGGGAAATTGACGAGGATGGGAATGCGGGTGCGGAAGTCGGGAAATTGCGTTATCAGGAGCGGACAGTCGGCATCAGGCGGTACTATGAGGCAATGACCGCGAAAGTACAGGTTGACCGCCTGGCTCGGGTTCCTTACCAGCCGTGGCTGACGACGGAATATCTGGCGGTTATGAATGGGGCGGTGTATGAGATTACACAGGTACAGACTATACCGGATTCTTCACCGAAAACGAATGACGTATCCCTCCGCCTGACAAGAAAAAGAAGGATTGTACATGGCACAATTTGACGTAAAAGGGCTGGATGAATTAGTAGACGCGCTTGAGAGAATGGGACGGCTTGACGAGATCGCCCCGAAAATGTTGGAAGAAGCAGCTCCAATATTAAAAGAAGAAGTGGTGCTCCTGGCAGAGACACACAAGGTAACGGGTGATATGGCAAGCTCCATTAAAGAAACAAAGCCGCGCGAAAGAAGGGGAGGGCACGAAATCTGTGTCAGACCAACGGGGAAAGACCGAAACGGCATTCGAAATATGGAAAAAGCAGCATGGATAGAATTTGGAACAAAAGGCCGTTCAGGTACCCCGTTCATTACCTCAGCCGTACTGAACGCAGAAGCGGATGTAAAGGCAAAGATGCAGGAAGTATTTAACCGGGAGGTTTCAGGATGAAGTCAGACGAGCTGTTACGAAAGACGCTGGAAGAGACAGGGCTTCCAGTAAAGCCTTACGAGTACAAAGGTACAAAACCGGAGTATATCGTATACAACGAAGAAGATGAGCGCGGAACATCTTATAGGGATGACCGTCCGGGCGGGACTTCTATCTGGTGGCAGGCACATCTATTTACACCGATCCAGAGCGACTACCGCAGCATAAAGCGGAAGATGCGTGAAATGCTCCTGGCAGCAGGATTCGGGGTAGGGGCAGTACGCACCCTGTATGAAAAAGAAACAGAAATCGTGCACGTAGTGATATCGTGCAATATTGTAGAACATATGGAGGAATAAGAAATGGCGAAAGTTGGGTTAAAACATGTTGTAGCAGCACCGTTAAAGAACGATGGGACTTACGGCAGCGGCTACGTGGTAGCAAAGGCAATCAAGGCAACAGTGAACTCAAACAGTAACGACGTGAAGCTGTATGCAGATGACGGGCTGGCAGAGTCGGACAAATCATTCAAGGATGGTTCAATCTCCCTGAATGTAGACGATTTGGAACAGAAGAAATATGCGGATATGCTGGGGCACACATATACAGAGGCTGATACAGAAGGAGGGATGCCGGAAACGGTAGTGGCTGCTACACACGATGTAGCGCCGTATCTGGGAGTAGGGTTTTACGGCGCCGTTATGAGAAATAATAAAGTATCCTACATGGCGAAATGGCTGAAAAAGGTACAGTTTGCCGAGCCGAATGACGAAACAGAAACAAAGGGCGAAACCGTGAATTTCCAGACACCGACGATTGAAGGAACTGTGTTCCCGGCTGATGACGGAACCTGGAAGGAGCAGGCGGAGTTTGCAACAGAGGAAGAAGCGGCTGCGTGGGTAGATAAAAAAGCAAACATCGGCACGACGGGAACTGTTGCGGAGGATAAAGGGAATGAGTAAATTAAAACCTGAAGGAGAAACGTTAGTTCTTGACGGGGTGGAGCGGCATCTGCTCTTCACCCTGAACGCGGTGGATGAAATACAGGAGAACTATGACTGCAGCCTGGAGGAAGTTATCGACAGGCTGACAGACAAAAAGGAATCCATAAGTACACTGCGCTACCTGGTGATGGCTCTGCTGAATGACGAAGCGGAACGTTCCCCAAAGGAAAACTATAAGATATATACAGAACGGGAAGCTGGGTGGCTCATCACACAGGAGAACGTTTTGGAAGTGACGATGGCGGTATTAAAAGCCTATGGGCTGTCGCTGCCAGAGCCGGATGAATACGCATCCCCAAACACGGAAAGCGGACAGAGAAAATAAACACTGTCCGCCTTTTGTACATCGGATGCAAAATCCTGAACTTCCGGCAGGAAGAAGTACTGGCAATGACGCTTCGGAAATTCTTCCTGTTGTATGACGAACATTTAGAAATAACGGGACAGAAAGAGCGGGAAGTAACGGTAGACCAGGTGTTTTAAAATATAGAGAAGGGCGCGGTGAAAGCTGCGCCCTTTGCAAAAAAAGCCTTGACTTTTGTAGCTACATAAGATATAATAAAGACAGTTAAGAAAAGGCTTAGCAAGTAAGGCAGGCAGGAAGCCGGAAAGGAGAACAAATGGTAGATATGGGAATGACAGACAAACAGTTCAATGGTTTTGTAAGATTTCTGTTAGACGCTCTGAAAGACGCAATGGAAGAAAAGGAAAGCGAGAAGAAAGATGAAAAACTTACAAAAATCGCTGACAATCTGCAAAAGACATTGGAAGACTAAAAGCCCCATTTATTTCTAAACAGGGCTAAACCACAAAAGGGGCGGTACTTGCCACTGCCCCTATACCAAATAAATAATATCATTTATTGGGGAAAATGGCAAGGTTAAAAGAGGTGGTTATAGTAGAGAAGAAGAAAATGGGCAGGCCAACTGACAGCCCGAAAACAGTCACGAAACGCGCAAGAATGTCTGAAGGGGATGTGGATAAATTAAGACTTTGTTGCCAGAGATTAGATAAGTCAGAATCTGATATAATCAGAATGGGGATTAAAGAAGTTTATCGGAAAATCATGAACGAAGAAAGTTAAAAGTTGAAAATTGAGGCGTGGCGCATAGGGCTTTATAGGATTAGCGTTACTCTTAAAATAAGGAAAGTAGCGAAAAAGAGATAGGAGGGCATATTATGTGGGGGATTTTACTGGTAGTGTTTTTAGTAATGCCTACAAATGTCATTGTCTTACTGGCGTTACTGTTATGCGCGAAATGGCTACGCAAAGATGAGAAAAAGCATCCTGAGAAATACAGGGAGAGAAAAAAAGACAACTTCTGCTACTGGATTGATGATTAGCAATGGCAGCGGGACAAAAAAATAATGATATGTAAACAGGGAAAAGGACATCTGATTGCGGATGCCCTTTTTCTTTGTGGAAAAGGAGGGAGCAAATGGGAAGCAATGAAGTAAGCGCGCTCATATCACTTAAAGGCGAGCAGGAGTTCAGGCGTGCGCTTACTGCCGCAACGGGTGCACTGCGGGAAGTGGAATCAAGTTCCAAACTGGTAGATGAACAGTTCCGTGGACAGAGAAATACTATGGAAGCGCTCAGGGCGCAGCATGAAGTTTTAAATAATGCGCTTGCCGCTCGCAAAAGAAAAGAGGAGGAGCTTGGGAAAGCTCTGGAAAATGCAAAAAGAAACCAGGAGAATGTAGGGAAGGGCCTGGAAAAACTGCTGGGGAAATGGGATGAGGAAAACGAGAAACTGGAGGAACTGAAAAAAACATACGGGGAATCATCCGAAGAGGTTAAGGAGCAGGAAGAAAAAGTCAAAGAACTTTCAGACGCAATGGAAAGGGGAAACCGAAATTACGAGACGGCAGGCAACAGGATACAGAGATGGCAGACACAGCTAAATAGCGCGCAGGCAGAGACATTAAGGGCAAACCGCGCACTGGAAGAGAATGAACGATATCTCGGCGAGGCGGAACAGGCTACTGACCATTGCGCGACCAGCATTGACAGGTTTGGGAACAGGGTAAGGGAAAGCGGGGAAAACCTGGAGGATTCAGGGCAGGCCGTGTCTGACTGGGCGGACAAGTTTAAAAGCGCCGTTGTAAATAAGGGCGTTTCCATGATGGCAGACGCGATAGGAAATACCGTGGACAAGATGAAAGAAGTGGCGGCATATGCCATTGACGTCGGAAAGTCTTTCGAAGCGGCCATGGCAGAGGTGGCGGCAGTTTCAGGCGCAACAGGAAATGACCTGAATGCACTGACAGAAAAAGCGAAAGAAATGGGCGCGAGCACAAAGTTTTCAGCCACGGAATCCGCAGAAGCCATGAATTACATGGCGATGGCGGGGTGGAAAACGGAGGACATGCTAAACGGCATCGGCGGGATTATGAGCCTGGCGGCGGCATCTGGTGAGGACTTAGCCGCCACATCGGATATTGTGACGGACGCCCTGACTGCGTTCGGGCTTTCGGCGTCAGATTCCGGGCACTTTTCGGATGTTCTGGCGGCAGCGTCCAGCAATGCGAACACCAACGTATCCATGCTTGGGGAGACATTTAAATACTGCGCGCCTATCGCGGGGACATTCGGTTTTTCAGTGGAAGATACAGCGGAAGCAATCGGGCTGATGGGGAATTCAAGCATTAAGGCATCACAGGCAGGGACAGCGATGCGTGCGTTGCTGACAAGCCTGGCGGGGGAAGTGACCTTTACCGGAAAAGCTATCGGGGAAGTGACCATACGGACAAAGGAAACGGATGGAAGCATGAGGAATCTCGGGGAAATCCTGACGGACTGCCGGGAAGCTTTCGGACAGATGACGGACTCGGAAAAATCAGCAAATGCAGAAGCATTAGTCGGAAAAAATGCTATGAGTGGCTTTCTGGCGGTAATGAATGCCGCGCCTAAGGATATTGAGAAGCTGAACGGCGCACTGACAAACTGCGACGGTGCAGCGGCGCAGATGGCAGAAACCATGCAAGATAACCTGCAGGGGAAAGTCACGATTTTACAGTCTACCCTGGAGGGGCTGGGTATCAGCGCATACGAGAAGTTTTCCGGTCCGTTGCAAGATGCGGCGGAAGAAGCGACAGGGATTATTGAGGAACTTACTGAGAAGATGAATAATGGGGATCTGGGGAGGGCCTTTGAAATCCTTGCGGAGTCCTTGGGTGACAATGTGGATGTGCTGGATGATGTTGCGGACGGCCTCATATGGATTATAGAGCACGGGGATTTAATCATAGCGACATTAAAGGGCATTGCTACAGGGATGCTAATGTATAAAGCGGTTTCTGGTATAACCAGCGTCATATCCGCACTGCAGGCTATGCGGACGGCTCTTGTAGCGGCGGAGTCTGCGCAGGCGGCATTGAATCTGGCACAGCTGGCAAACCCTGTCGCCCTGGTGACCGCGGGGGTAGCAGCCCTGGGCGTTGCGCTGGTGTCCCTTGCAAACAGCGGGATGAAAAGGACTAAGACGGAAGCTGGAAAAGCGGCAGACGAGGCGGAGAATCTGGCGGACAGGATGGCTGACCTGAAAGAAAGGGTAGAGGAACAGGCAGACGCGCAAAGGGAAGAGGCTATGGCGACGACGGCACAGTATAAAAACTACGAGGCCATGTCAAATAAGATATATGAGCTGAACGACGCCATAAAAAGCGGGGCAATGACCGAAGCGGAAGCAACTACCGCAAAAGCCCAGATGAGCTATTATGTCCAGAAGCTGAACAGTGAAATGCCGGGGCTGAGCCTGGAGATAGACAAACAGACAGGGCTTATCAAGCAGGGGAAAGAAGCTACAGACCAGTATATCACTTCAATGAAAAACAAAGCCATTGCATCCGTAATAGAAGGACAGTTAACAGAACTATACGAGCAGCAGGCCAAAGCACAAATCGAAGGCATCGCAGCGGAAGGCAGAAAAGCAGATTACCACGATAAAGCTGCAGACGCAGCAAAAAAAGCTGCCCTGTACCAGGAAGCGTATAACGAAAGGGTAGAGCTTGGGAACCGCGATGCATATGACGCAGTGAATGGTCAAGGGGCGTATGCAAAAGCACTTGAGGACATTGCGAAAAAACATAAGATATCAAACGCGGAACTGGAGAAAGCCTCTGACATTGCGGAAGCGGCCGCAAAAGACGCCGAGGATTATGGAAAGGCTGAACAAGCGGCGGCAAGGGAGGTAAAAGAAGCAAAAGGCGCGGAGAAAGCCGCCACGGCGGCAATTAATGAAAAGTCAGAGGCAACCGCCAAATACATGAAGCAGCAAGGCTACACAAATGAAGAAATTGCTGCAATGACAGGAATTCTGTTGGAAAATACCGGAGAAATGGAAAATAATGCAGAAGCCACCGACAATGCGGCTGGCTCCGCACAGAACTATGCAGAGTCGGCAGAGGATATCGCAGCATCTTCCGAAGCCCAGAAAGAAGCCCTCGAATCCCTCCGGGAGAAGTTTGAAGAAATCAAATCCTCTATCGAACAGAGCATGGAAGTGAACATGTTCGAAAAGTTTGACGGCGGCGACACTTACAACATAGACAAGCTGATTGAAAACCTCAAAGGGCAGAGGAAAGCCTTAGCGGACTGGGAAGCGAACATGCAGACGCTGGCCGGGGAGATCGGCAGGAACATGAACGTGGAATTGTTTGACAAGCTCCTGGAAATGGGGCCGGACCAGGGCGCGAACTTCGCCCAGCAGTTAGTAAATACCTTAAATAATGAAGGCGGATCCAAGATGAAAGAGCTGGCGGAGCAATGGGCGGGGGCATTGTCTGATAGAGAGACATACGCGAACAGTCTGGCAAGGACACAGTCCATCATCAAAACAATTATGGGCGAGATGTCAAATTCTACAGAACTTGACTTTTCAAACCTCCGGGAATCCCTTGAGGGAGCTGCATCCGCAGCCGCCGAAGGCGGGGAGGTAATTTCCGAGGAACTGAAAAAATCCTTCCTTGATACCGTGAAAGCAGCGGAAGAAATGGGGGCGGAAATCCCGGAAGGGCTTGCAGACAAGATAGCGTCCGGCGATGTATCTATCGGCGATGCAATCGCCCAATTAAAGGGGAGCATGGAAGCGCAGTTCAATTTCCTCTCTGAGCTTGCCGGGGAAGCTGGGATAGAAATAGATGATGAAATCCGCAAGGGAATCCTAAACGGCGGGGAGGATGCCGTAAAGGCAATTGCCCAGCTCCAGGAGAAAATACTGAAAAAGCAGGAAGAGTCAGAAAAGGAATTCAAGAAAGGCGGCAAGAAGAATACAGAAGCTGTCGGCGCAGGAACGGAAGAGGCGAAGCCCGAAGTTGTCAGCAAGACCGGGAGCGTCATGCAGCAGTCGGCAGACACAGCGAACAGCTATTACATGCAATTCCGGAACGTAGGCAGCAATATGATGTCCGGTGTCGCCCTGGGCATGACCAGTAATTCCAATCTGGTCTACGACGCTGTTCGCAGAATCTTAGAGCAGGCAAAGAAAGAAGCGGACAAGGCGACGGATTCGCGTAGCCCTTCCCGCGTCTGGCGGAACCAGGTCGGCGCGTACATGTCCCAGGGGCTGGCGCTTGGTATTTCTGACGGGACAAAAGATGTAACCTCTGCCGCTACAGGGCTTGCGCGGTCTGCCACCAAAGCGACAAAAGAAGAGCTGGACATTAACTCCCCGAGTAAGATATTTATAAAACTGGGAGGATATATTTCGGAAGGGCTGGGCATCGGCATCAAAAACAAAAAAGGCTACGCAGTCCAGACATCGAAAAAGATGGCAAAAGAAGTCTACAAGGCGTCTGCAGAGTGGATGGAAAAGTACATGAGTTCGCATAATGTAAGCCTGGAAGGGGAGAAGAAATTCTGGAAGCAGCTTGCGAAAACTGTGAAAAAGGACAGCAAGTCCTACAAGGACGCCCTGAAACATGCCGCCGCAAACGATAAGTTCATAAAAGAAGTGCGAGGGAAGGTAAAGGACGCCTTTGACGTGTCCTGGTATACGAAAAAGGCAAAAAAGACTGTAAAGAAAGATGCGGATAAATATTACGGCGAGGTCACCAAAGCGGCGAAGAAATTCATCGACAACAAGAAAGCCGTGGACGGCACGGGACTCCGGCAGGAAAAATATTTCTGGGAGCAGGTGAAAAAGAAAGCAGGGAAAGGAACGCAGACCTACGCGGACGCAGCAAAGCGGATAAAGGAAATCAATAAGGATATTAAAAAGCAGGTAAAAGCCAACGCAGAGACAAAACAGGAGAAAAAAGAATATGGCGTATCGGGAGCAGGGCTGGAGTTGTATAAATCCCTCTACAAAGTATCAGCGCAGGCAGAGATTGACTACTGGAAGAAAATAAGAAAGAATGGGAAGCTTACAAAGGCGCAGAAGTTGGAAGTTGATAAGAATATTCTGGAAGCCGAGGAGAACTTCAATGAGCAGATGAAAGCCCTGAAAGATGATTATTACGAAAAATGTAAAGACATCAACGACAAGCTCAAAGATGATATCGAAGAACTGACGGAAGAATATGAAACAGCATTTGCGGACAGGAAAACTGCTATTAAGTCGGCATTCGGGACATTTGATGAATTCTCCAGCGAAGCGGAAGCCCCAGAGGTGCTCCTGGAAAACATGAAATCCCAGGCAGCGGGATATGCGCTGTGGATAGAACAGCTTGGGGAGCTGGAGGGGAAAGGCATCCTGAAAAGTCCGTTCATAGAGGAATTGCGCCAGATGGGGCCGGAAGCCGCCGCTACTATCATGTCTTTAAACATGATGTCCGAAGAACAGCTTAGGCAGGCACAGCAGGCATGGGACGAAAAAGACAGGCTGGCAGAGGCGCAGGCGGCGAAAGAGACGGAAGCGCTGCGGAAAAAGAACGAGGAGCAGATAAAGAAACTCCGGGAGGAAGCGCAGAAACAGCTGGATACATATAAAGCAGAATATGAAGCAGCATCGGCAGAGCTTTCTGCTGCCATGTCCGGCCCCCTGGAGGAACTGGCCGTGAAAGCGACTACGCTCGGGGAAAAGGCTACGGCGGAACTGATTCTCGGGATGAAGGACAGGGCAGAGTCAAAAGCAACAAAAAAAGAATTGAAAGAAGTGCGGAAGGAGGTGGCGTCCGGCTTGAACGGGCTCCCCAAAAAAGGAAAGGATATCGGGGGGGATATGCTGGCGGGGCTGCTCTCTGGATTATCAAACAAACTGGAGATTACGAAAGGTGCAAAATCCTTTGTGGAAGAGCTGGAAGCTGCCATTAAAGCAGCAGCAGGTATACACTCCCCGTCCAGGCGGTTCCGCGATGCCGTAGGGAAGCAGATACCCGCAGGCGTGGCACAGGGCGTAGAGGAAGGGACGGCTGAAGCCGAGCGTGCCGGGGCAGGCATGGTAGATTCCATGCTGGCAAAGTCGGCCGAACGGATGGAACGGCAGCGGGCAGCGCTGAAAGGATATGCGGAAGGTCTAAATGGAAGCGCAGGCATTGCCGCCCTGGATAATCTGACGGCGCCGCATCTGGCACAATCAACAAACATAACGGTGAATAACACAGGGGTAGCGGAGATGCTCGGGGGAGTGACGGCAGAAATACAGAAGCTGGGCGGAGAAATCAGGCGCATGAAAATCATGCTGGACACCGGGGAACTGGTGGGGGCAATTGGAGACGAACTGGCTATGGAGGCAAGGAGGGCATAGATGTTAATAAACGGGATAGATATTTCACGTTACGGCGCAAAACAGATGAAAGTAACGCCGGGGAAACGCACGGTTGCAAACGAAAGCGAGATGGCGGGCGGGCTTTTTGTGCCCGTCATGTGCACGCCCGAAATCGGCTTAAAGGAATACGAGATAGCGGTTGCGGTGCACGGGGACAGCAGGGAAGAGATATGGAGGCACACGGACATGGTCGTGGCGCTTTTCGGGAGGGGGCCGGCCGCTGTAAAACTGGATGGGTTCACCAGCACATTCCAACTGTCGCTAAGCGGCGTAAGGCAGGAGGAATATGGACCGAAACTGGACAGGTGGCACACGCTTATCCTAGAATGTAAGGGGTACGAATGCGGCGAAGAAGTGGTGCGAACCTTCGGGTCAACCAGGCTTATTGACACTATGGAGAATGGCGTAAATGAGGATTACAAATTCGAGTTACAGGTTGAGTTGCCCATCATGCAGGGGATGCGCCCGGCATTGCTGGGGATAAAAATTGAACAGGTGTATGTGGTGGAGAGCGGGGATGTTACAAATGAATACGAATTTATAGGGAAGTGCGCGCCTATATGGGGAGAACTAAAGATTTCCGGTGTGTGTATGAACCGGTCAGGGGAATCTTTGGGGCCTGTGGAAATTTCCGCCTGGGGAGACGAAACATCCATAGAGATAGAGAAAGGCACGGGGATAGCCGTGGGGGATTCAGCGAACGGCTGGTCGGATGATATGGCCGGGTTTACAGTAGACATGCCATCCCCCCCGGTGTGCGTGGGAAGCACAGGGAAATAACCCGAATATAAGAGAATATTTTTCAAGTGGAAGTTCTATCGGCCGCCAGCAGATGAACGGCAGGGACAGTGGGTGAGGTATAGGAGGATTCGGCACACGCTTTCTTATACGCCAATCTATATATAGGAGGCAGGGGGATGAAGCTGTTAAACACGAGGAAAGAATTTACGAGGTTCATAGCCAGGAGGAAAGGTTTTAAACTGGAAGAAAAGCTGGACGGCGGGATAGCAAAGAAACAGATCAGCTTCTCCTATCCCGTGGAGGATGGGCGCATTAGCTGTGAAGATATCCTGGAATATGGGGATGAACATTATGCGGTAAAGGAATCCACTATAAAAGGAAACTGGGGGACTGTGACAGCCGCCCAGGACACGGCAGGGCTTTCAGGGAACCCGAAAGCGTCATTTTCCATCCAGGGAGGGACAGCCCTGCAGTGCGCGAGGGAAGCCATCAGCGGGAGCATATGGAAGTGCGTCCAGGTATCCGGCAATAGCTGGGAGACAAGGAACTTTTCGGAAGAAAATACAGACAGCATGAAGCTCCTGGAAAGAATCGCAGAAGCGTTCTGGGTTGAGATAGCGTTCTCAGCAAAGGAGCGTACCGTATACCTGTACGGAAAGGTACATACGCGGGATACCCCGGTGAAATTTGTAAAGGGGATAAATCTGAAATCCATCGAAGTAAAGACGGATTCCTATGATTTTTACACAAGGATACAGCCTATCGGGAAAGACGGGCTGACGATAGCGGGTGTAAACGGTGGGCGGGATTACCTGGAGAATACAAAATACCGCAGTTCCATCAGGACGTTAAGGTGGGAGGACACCAATTATAAGGACGCCGAAACCCTGAAAAACGCGGCAGAAAAGAAGCTGGAAGAGCTGGCTGCCCCAAAGACTGCATACACCGCGCAGATAGCCGATATAGCAAGCCTTGACACAAGATACAAAGAATTTGTATTCGGTCTTGGGGACAGCGCAGATATTTCCGACATGGACACAGGGGTATACGCCTGCGAGCGCATTGTACAGATCACACGCTATCCAGACAATCCAGAAAAAAATACGGTAGAGCTGTCCAGCAGGAAACAGAGTTTTGCAGATATGCAGAAAAAGATGTTCGCCGCATCGGACAGTATCTCAAATGTTGTAAGCGGGAATAAAATTTCTATCAGAAAGGTTGATGGGCTACAGGAAGCCATTCAGGGGACGGTGGCAGAAGCCGTGAAGATTTCTGCGGATAACATAGGTAAAAAAGCACCGCATCTCCTCACATCCGGCAGGGTGCCAAGTGCGGATAAATGGCAGACAACCCGTTATCTGGAGGGCATAGGGGTGGACGGCACAGCAAACAGGCACCATTACACGACATGCAGCACATCTGGCAGCACGGCGGCAAAAACCGCCAGCATGACGGGATTCTCCCTGCTGACAGGAGCGAGGGTGGAGGTGTTGTTCTTAAACGCCAACACAGCATCCAACCCCACGCTGAACATATCTTCTACCGGGGCGAAGTCCATATATTACAGGAACGGTGCTATTCCGGCGAACTATATCCAGGCAGGAACAGTCCTGGAACTCGTTTATAGCGGCTCGTATTGGAGGGTTGTGGGCGATTTGGCACAATACCAGGCGGATGTGTTAAAAACAGAGAACAGTACTCTGAAAGCTGAGCATGACGCACTGGCGGTTCGGATATCCCCTACGCTGCTATATAGTTCCACACTGTATGCTTCTGCCCTGAACACATGGGTATACGCGTCCGTTCCAAGCCTGAAAGACTGGAAAGAAGTCAGGATGTGGCTGGAGGTAGGGGATGCGGATTGCAGGTACAATACGCTCACACGGGAGCATATACAGATGTGTGTAAGCGGATACGCCAATGCCAACTACAATGGACTGGTTCGTGTATCGTGCGATTTTACTAATGCGCGGATAGGTCTACTGGTGAGGAGTATGACGGGATGGGGTTTTTCTAA